GCATATGCACCACCACTGGTAGCACAATCTTGCAGTCTTATAACGACAGAACCACCAGCACCCCATCCACTCATGACAATAAGCAACATCATTCTAGTAAGTTGCATCCTGCCAGTGAAAAGATCGTAGTTCGCAGTCAGAATACCAGTATTTGTCTGGTACGTAGTCTGATTCACGAACGGTACGATTAGGGAGTTATTGCTCATATCACGTTTTGCACTCATAAGCATTACCTCCTTACAAGTTCTTTATTAGCTAGCAGAGTACACATCATCAAGGACAACAAATGCTTCAGGAATAGCAGGTTGTCCATCGAGACGGCTCGAAACTCTTAGAGCTGTCTTATTGGAACGGAACAGATAATGAGTACTGCTCTCGAACCTGAAGTCCTGACGATCCCCAATGTAGTAATACTTCCAATTGCCAAGAATAACATCTCCCTTAGTGCCAATTTGATAAGTCTTACCATCTGAAGCTATAACAGGCATACCAAAAATAGTAAACTGATAACTATCACTAATAGACTGATATGTCTGCTGCAAGAGAAGAGCACCTACAGGATCTCTCTCATTACGAATATCAGAAATGACATTCTTGTTCATGAACCATACTGCTCCTGCATCAAACGGAGCAGGTAGAGTTCTCCACATCTCATTGAGATCCTGATACGTAACAGTACCAGCAGTTTGCCTATTGACGGTAAGAATTAGAGGATCATATACAACACCAAGCGGTTTATTAGCTCCATCCTGTCTGACAAATGCTTTATCAGTTTGCCATACCCATGCGCTCCTAAACAACTGTGTAAGGAAGTTCATGAGGTTGATAGCACTATCATCCAGAAGGATATTAGTAATAGCAGTATAACCAGAAAGCTCATGAGCTACCAGCTCAATGAACTCGAAATCTGGTTCAGTTTCAGTTTTGGTTCCACCTTCATCTGTCCAGGTGAAACTTACCCCTGCAAAATGATCATAGTCATCATTTTCGATACCATCCGGCCTCTGTGCGAGTTTTGGCATACCAAGTTTATCAGTACCCATAGGCCAAATAGTCGCCCTCGGCCAAACAATAGCAGGTTCAGCATCATACATTACCATAACTGCCCGAAATTCTTCAGGAACCAGATACCCTCCATCGGGGTCTTCCATCTCCTGAAGGACTTTACCAACTATACGGCCTCTGCTATTAACAAAAGCCGCAAAATCCATTACCCACTCTTCGAGCTTCTTTGAGAGCTTCATAAAAGGAGCGTTCTTGCGATTCAAATCAAGCCATGTTCCACTTGGCGTCACAAGAACATTTCCACCGATGATCTGGCTATTACTAATAGCAGCCTGTACCAGAGCATCAGACTGATGGCCCTCAGTAACACCTGCTTGGGGATTTCCAGCTAGCTGGCCCTGTAGGGTACTAATAGCTTCCTGAACTCTAGTATTAATAAGCTCAGAAAACTCCCCCTCAGTTGCCATAGCTCTTACCTGATCATTCAGAAGCTCTTTGAGGAGCTTTTGCAGTTTCTCTTTATCCATAGAAAAACCTCCTTACTCTATATTTCCTCTCATTTTACGGACGTTCGTAGTAATAGAATCCGCAACAGCTTTGCTGAAGTTCTCTGATAGAACTTCCCTTATTGTCTCTCTTAAATCACTCTCATCAATATTAAAATTGATTTCTTCATTCTGGACAAGATCAGTAGCAGCTTCCTCTACAGCGGCAAGTATAGCAATTTCCTCATCATCATCTTCCTGAGTAGGAGTTTCGGGTTCACTGCTAAACGATGATAGAAGCATCGTTATTATGGAAACAGCTTCTTCGAGTTTTTCCTTATTCTCTATAGACACTATTTCCTCTTCACGGGTTTCAATCCCAAAAGATTTAAGCCATTCTCTACTAAACTTATATATACCCATATTGGTATTTAATACTAGGGAACCATCTTTGTCAAGATAAATCGAATGAGGAATAAAAGTAGGCATTTCTTTCTCTACTACTTCCTCATCCTTTGTAATTTCTCCTAACTCTTCTGGCTCTTCATCTTCTTTTACTACTTCAAGCCTTCCCTCAGTAACCTTAATTTCTATAACAGGAATTTCATCTTCCTTATCAAGTTCTGTAACTTTACTAGCATTCATACCTTTACTAGAAAGCCATTCAGCTATTCTTGCATCGTCAAAATCTTTAGGGAAAATATACCCTAATACGTGAGCTACCCTAACATCACTTCCAGAACTGCCAAAAGGTTTAGCACTTACAACCTTGACAAATTCATCTATCTGTATAACTTTAGGATCAAAATACATAGAGCAATCAACTATAGGGAACCAAATACTCCCATCATGAAGTTGAGCTTTTGAATTACTATATCCTGCTTCCAGAGCAGTAGTAATATCATCTACTGGAAGTCCAAAAGATTTCATACTAGCAAGAGCGTCAGGGTGCATTGGTATAGGAGCAGCACTATATTCTAGAAGTTGGCTACTCTTAATAAATCTACCACCAAATAATCCTGCTTTATTCTTTTCTATATCAGACATCTCTTCACGATCACGCGCTTCCATCTCATATGGGATAAGACCTACAGAAAAACCACGCATAATCCTTTTCAAATAGCTATTGAAAACTTTTACAGCAAACTCATGGTCATCAAAAGAAGGGCGTACTATCAACTGCTTTTTCCTAATATTTTTATCAACTTCCAAGGATTTGCCTATAGGAAGTTGATCATATTTGTGTGCCCACATTACTACAGGATTTTTCATGTACTCATCAATATCAAGACCCTTGATATTGATCATATCTTCTATACGATCAGGGGTGCCAGCAGAAGCCACAGCCAAGAAAGACCTGCTTTTTTCATCAAATTCTTTTAATTCTATAGTACCAACATCAAGATCATATCCATGCACTGGTTTACCATCAATATGAATTTCACGCACCATACCATTTTCATCTTTTTGCGTAATTTTATACATTAATAACTCCTCCTAACTTTTTTAGTATCAATCTTATAGCACCTTTTCTGAATTCTTCAACAGGAATATCTCTCTTAACACAATCCGCTATGTAGCTACTCAAATAATCATCAGTATGATAACAGTTTTTAATTGCAAAGTCATATGCTTTTTTCATTGACCAACCAGAAGTATGCTCTAACAAAGTCTTATATTCATTTTCTATAGTCTTTAGCAATTTTACCCAATTTAAAAGACCAGTTATTTTCTTTATTCCCTTATCAGATTCTTCACCACCAGGATCATGCTCCGTGTCATATTCTGGAGTATCTTCAGTATCTCCTGGTTTATCTGGTTCATTACCAGGAGATTCAGGTTCTTCTGCCTCAATTTCACCAACCATAGTAATAGGTATAAGTTTATTGTCTACTAGAACTATATCACCTCCCTCTATAGGTTTTGCACCATCCCACCAATTCCTAAGCTCATTAGGACTGTTGAATGGAATACCACTACCACGCAATTCAAGTTCTTTAAGATCCATTTCCCTATCTCTAGGAACAGGATTATCATGGATCATTTGAACTAATGGAGTAAATTCATATATTAATTGTTTGGTTATTTCACGATCCCACAATTTAAGTCTAGGAGCCACAGCCTCTTCATTAAACGCAATATCTATTCCTTTCTGATTAGCTCTATTGATATCTTCAAATAAACCCAATTTGCCTTCAGGCACCCTATACGTGCTTAATATCCTATCTTTAGTCCATCCTGCTAGTTCTATAAATGCAAAATCTTTATTTGTATTTTGGATTGGTACTACTTTAGCACCACCACCAATAACAGCAGGATAATATGCTTTCTTTGAACCACCATATTTAGAAATCCATCGTTCCTGTAATCTTCTAGCTTCATCTTCACCAATATTTTCCTCTACCTCCAATACAAAATCAACTCTGGCAGAATTTTGAAAAAATGATCTTTCATATACTTCCAAATAATAATCTACATCTGTAACATAAGTAGCAGCCTGTATAGGAGAAAAGCCATCCCAAAGACTCTCAGGATGAGGATAATGCAGCCATATTACATCTTTAGCAGAAAAACTCGATACAACATCATCAATTTTGAAATCATAATATACAGGTGGTGTCAAAATACCTTTCTTATCACTCTTAAATACTATACGCTCAAAGAAGTTCATATCCAAAGGCCA